GTCATGGATTATTCAAAAAGTAATGAGACCAAGAAAAAATGTAGGTGTTTCAATATTTAGCACACCCACCATCCAATTGGGAGATATAGTAAATATTATTTATAAAAATGAATTACAGCAAGATGTTGTAGCGCCAGAGACATCAAATTTTGTGGTATATAATATAGAATATTCTAGGGATATAGGTGGACCCAACATGACCCTATATTTAAGTGAGGTATAAAATGGCAGAAGTGAATGCAACCCCCAATCTACCCAAAGTAGTAATTCCAGAATCTGTAGAGGTAAAAAATGTAAAGCCAGCAACCCCAGATGTAGTTTTGTTTGATGATGAGTCTGTTCCAATTGAGGTAATGACTGACCTCATATTTGAAAATATTGGGGGGCAGGAATTAATAAATATCGTAAGATCAGATATAGTAAATGGACAAGATGTAATATATCAGCCAATCAAGAATTTAAGCAGCGTATATTTTCAGTATAATCCACAAAATATATTAGGTCTTCAAGATGTAGATTTTAATTATTTTAAAAAGTTTCCCATTAATTTTGCAAACAAGGTACCAGAATGCGGAACTGGACCAGACTGTTCTATAGTATATATTGACTCAGAAACGGGTAATTTGATAATAAACGTAGTGAATATGGCAAATGACGAACAGGTAGAGGTTTCCATAATAGCAGACGGGGCAGTGTTAGATGATACAATATACGAGGTGAATTCATGATAACTAATACAGGCAAGAGCATATTGGCAAAGTACTTAATTGGTCAGGCACCAGCATATGCTTCATATGTTGCTATAGGCTGTGGAGCAAAACCTTTAGCAACAAACGAAGAATTTGGAGATTATTCTAATAAAGAAACTCTAGATTTTGAAATGTTTCGAGTGCCAATTACATCTAGAGGATATGTAAATGATGCTGGAGTAAATAAAATTGTTTTAACTGCAGAATTGCCAACAGATGAAAGATATGAGATTTCTGAAGTAGGCATTTATTCTGCGGGAGCAAACCCATCTGCTGGAGCATATGATAGTCGTTCTCTGTTTGCATTTACCGTAAATGAGAATTGGGAATATCACACGGAGGATACGGCAGTTGCCCTTCCAATCATATACGAACCATTGGATGGTGTTTTAGAAGATGGAAATATAAATCAAACAGATTTGGTATTTCAGACAAACTCAGACAATAGATTATTTACTAATACAGACAGAATTGCAAGATATGAACGTGCTAGATTTTTTAATAATATTGTAATGATGCGAGGAGATACATCAGAACTTAATGTATCTGGTGATCACTTAGAAATAGGAACAAACACAAACCACATTCATCTGCTTGGAACTGGATTAGACTTTAATAAAAATGCTCCAACAGATCAAATGAAATTAGCATTTAATATTATAAATAAAGATCCAGATCCATCTATAGTTCCTGACGAAGTAAGAATTTTGTTAGAGTTTGCAGAAAGTGATTCTCCAGGAACTGGGGAGTGGGCAAGGTTTGAAGTTATTATGGCAGCAGAAGATTATGATTTTGCTAATAATAGATATTATGTAATAACAAAAGAACTTCAGGAATTGTATAAAAGCACAGGCTTTACCTGGAACAATGTAAGTATTATAAAAATATACACAACAATAATTAATGGCGGTGTGGCCTCAGAGGATTTTTATATTGGGCTAGATGCAATTAGATTTGAAAATGTTTCTACAACAAATCCAGTATATGGATTAACTGGATATACAGTATTAAAAAATACAAATGCAGAAACTATTGTTAAGGCAGCAAATACAACAAACTATATAGAGTTTAGATTTGCGATGGATGTGCAATAGTGGCAACACCAGATCGTGGAATAAAAAAAATAATTATTCCTAAGTCTAGCCTACCTGGATTTTTTGGGGAAAATAAGCAATATATTTTGAGATATAGATTTGTGTCAGAAGATAAAAATAGGACCTCACATTGGTCTCCTGTTTATAAGATTATTGCTGAAGATACTCCAACAGAAATTTTAAATAGTATTATTATAGATACTTCTAATAGGGTTGTTAATTTAGCGTGGGAGCCACAAGAAAATGTACAGGAATACTTTATTTATGTACAGTGGAATAGCGGAGATTGGCAATATTATGCAAAAACATCTCAAACAAATTACTCTATAGTTTATGCAGTAGATAAAGAATACATAAATGTTGCAGTCCAAACAAATACTATCCCACTTGAAAGATTTTCAAATGCCACATTATTTGAAAACGAGGGAAGTCTGATATAATTAGACAGGAGGAATTATGGCAAAAATACCATTACCAGAACTAGGTCAACCAATAGATGTTTCTTATATCTATCAAATAGTAAACGCTATTAATGAGGTGTCTGTGCAGGTTTCTCCAGCCATCTATAAGTATGTCACAGTTGACGTCCCTAATGGCGTACAACAAAGCGCAAAGGCCTCAGAGACCCGTTTTATAGGCGGGTATGTAGATGTAGTCAAAAGTTCAAATCAGAGCGTAGGAAGCCAACAGGCATTTACCTATAATTTTCCAGCAGACTTTAAGTTTGTTCCAATAGTAACCGCAACCCCAGTTAATATTGGCGGAACAGAGGCTGGTAAAAATGTTTCGGTTGTATTGAAATCAGTAACGACATCAAAGGTAGATGGAGTAGTAAACTTTAATTCTGGCGGAGATGTTTCAATCGGCGTTAATATAATTATCGTCGGCATACCTAATTAATGATCAAGTGCAAAAAATGCAAAAGAAATATGATGGTAGACAGGGTTTATACCTCAATGTCTCATTTAGAAATTTATTGTTTGACCTGTGGCTCAAGGAGGTTTTTTCATCCACCTTCAGATTCGGAGGAAGGTAGATGGCTACTCGTAAAGGAAATAAAACGAGCGAAGAGTACAACAGCGCCCCTGTAATTCCTGGTAATAAAAAAGTTTGGTTTTTGAACGGGGACTTAGTAAGAGTTCATCATTTAAATAAGTCTAATGGCATTATGTCTGTATACAATATTACAAAAGATCAGATTGAAAGTTGTTTAATAAATGATTTTAAAAATAAAAGAGAAAGAGCGTATACTGTTGGCGAAACTGCAGACCTTGTTAATAGACATAAAAAATATATGCCCTCATTGATGAAACGGGGAATTATACCATTTCCAACGGGATCACAAAAGGGTGGAGCGAGGGGATGGCAAGTTAGATCTTATTATTCTGAGTCGCAAGTAAAAGACATACGTGATATACTGGCAACGTATCATATTGGTAGGCCACGCAAAGATAAGTTAATAACAAATGATATAACGCCTACAAAGGCTGAGTTGACACGAAGAATGGGCGATGGTATACTTACATATACGAGGACTGAAGATGGTAGATTTATACCAATTTGGTCAGAATCAATTTAGTAGAAGGGTATGAAATGGAAGATACAAAAGTATCTGTAACACTTGGATATACACTAAATCTTGGAAATTTTCAATCACTTAGATTGGATCTTGGTATTATAGATTCAAAGCGTGATGGAGAAAATACAGATCAAGCGTTTGAGCGTGTATATAAGTTTGTTGAAGAAAAATTAACTAATAAAGTTAAAGAAGCCAAGGCGGAAATAGAAGAAAGCGAATAGTGTGACCGATAAACAGAAGCGATTGGCTCTGTTAAGTAGGTTTGATAAACACTATAAGTTTAAATTCGGACAGGCGCCAAAGTATAACAAGTGGGTAGAGCAGTGGTCTGCTGATGCTTTAATAGAATCGTATGGCCTCGATGGTTGTTATGAATTATTAGAATATTATTTTGAAGTTACGGAAAATCCAACTTGGAATCATTTCTCATATATAGCACATGATATACTGGAAGCAATACAGGCACAAAGCAAAGATTTAAAAGAAAGACTAGAACGTAGACAGAAAGCAAAGGAATGGCTAAGTGAATAATACAGAGTCTAAATTAATATCAGCCGTTCTTAAAGATAAGCAAGCACATGTAATGCTTCAAGCCAATGTGGATGGAATATTAAAAACTCATCTAGATGTTTGGCAGTTTGTTAGGAAGTATTATGAGGCCAATGGAACAGTTCCGCCAACAGATCTGGTGGTTGAGAAGTTTAGAGACTTTGAGCCAGTAGATGGGGTGGGTGCTACAAAGCATCATCTTGAAGAGTTACAGTCTGAATATTTAGTAAATAGCCTAAAGGATATTATCCGTGCTGCAGCAACAGACGTTCAGGGCGGTCTTGGAGTAGAAGCGCTAGAGGCTTTAATTACTAAAACTGCAGAATTAAGGAAAAATACTGCAGCAATTAGAGATATCGATGTAACAGATTTAGATTCTGCAATTGGTTATTTTGAAAATCTAAAAAAGCAACAAGAGGCTGGCGCACTTGGAATCAAAACTGGTTTGCCAGGATTTGACAACTACCTTCCTTCTGGAATCATGCCAGGACAGTTGGGAGTGTTTCTTGCATATCCAGGTATAGGAAAGTCTTGGCTGTCTCTCTATTTTGCTGTACAGGCTTGGAAACAGGGTCGTAGCCCAATGATCATAAGTCTAGAAATGTCTGAAACAGAAGTTCGTAATCGTGTATTTGCAATTATGGGCGAAGGAGTTTGGTCACATAGGAAATTAAGTGCAGGTCAGATTGAACTAGATATGCTTAAATCTTGGCACGAAAAAAATGTGAAGGGTAAACCAGAGTTTCATATTATATCTAATGATACAGGTGGAGACATCACCCCTTTGGTTTTAAGGGGAAAAATAGATCAATATAAACCAGACTTTGTTATTGTAGATTATCTGCAACTTATGTCTCCAAATCAAAAGTCTGACAATGAAACAATTAGAATGAAAAATTTATCTCGTGAGTTAAAGTTAATGGCAATTTCAGAAGAAGTTCCTATTATTGCTATTTCTTCTGCAACTCCAGATGATGTTACTAAACTTGAAACCGTCCCTACTCTTGGTCAAACTGCATGGTCAAGACAGATTGCCTACGATGCTGACTGGGTACTGGCATTAGGTCGTGGTACAAATAGTGATATTATAGAGTGTGTTTTTAGAAAGAATCGTAATGGTTTTATGGGAGAATTCTTAGTCCAGGCTGATTTTGACAAGGGATATTATAGATATAAAGATTATGAAGATAAGTCAGTATAATATGTTCCATGGAAATGTATCAGCACAAGCCTATAAAAAGGTTTGGTTTGGACGGGGTAATATATGATGATTCCTCCATATATAGGTTACAGCAAGAATATATTAGGCTTGTTGTTATGGAAATGCGCCTATCTGGATATGTTCCAAGACTTGACATTGATCCACAATTTACGATAGAATATAACGAGCATAAAGATACATACAACTTCATATTAAGCATATATGGTGTATACACAGGGAGAAAAAAGAGCGAATGTATAATAGGGATAGACGGAACGAAACCAATATATATACAGCCAATCAAATTAAAAGAGTACTCGCAGGATCTGGCATAACTGTTGAAAAAGAAACAGAGTCAGAGTATATAGTATTTTGTCCCTTTCATTCAAATCACAGAACCCCTGCTGGAGAAATAAATAAATTTTCTGGACTATTTTTTTGTTTTTCATGTAGCAAAACTGCAGACCTAATTGAATTAGTTATGCATTTTTCTAATAGGACATATTTTGAATCTATAAGATTTATTAAAAGTAAAGAGGTAGAAGTAGATATAGTTGCTGACATTTCCTCAAAGTTAAAAGATAAAGAAGAATGGTCTGAATTTAAAAATGAGACAATACAAAGACTTTTTGATCAAGCCATACATAGCCCTAGGGCAGTTAATTATTTTAAAATTAGAAAAATATCTTTAGAGTCGATAGAAAAGTTTAAACTTGGTTATTCAGAAACACAGGATATGGTAACTATTCCAGTGCATAACCATGATGGACTGTGCGTTGGCTTTGTTGCTAGATCAATTGAGGGAAAAGATTTTAAAAATACTCCAGGTTTACCAAAATCTAAATTATTATTTAATTTAAATCGTGTAAAAAATGCAAGCAGGGTCTATGTCGTAGAGTCTTCTTTTGATGCCATAAGATTAGATCAGGTTGGCTTACCATCAGTAGCAACACTTGGTGCCAATGTTTCAATAAAACAAATAGATTTACTTCGTCGTTATTTTAATGATATTATTATTATTGCTGATAATGATGAGGCAGGCGGTAATATGAAAGATAAAATAATTCAAAGAATAGGGTCTAGCGTTAGCGTAGTAAAAATAGATCCACAGTATAAAGATATTGGAGATATGACAGATAAGGAGATTATCTCTATAGACAATAAGTTTGATAATCAAATAGCAGGCATGTTGTCTTGAAAATAAAAAAACATAAAAATCCTGAATGGTTAATTGCATTAAGCAAAATGCTAAAAAGGGATTATTGGAATAGGGCAAATACAACAGAGTTTTTTGCATTTGTTTTAAAGTCAATAATTATTATACCTGGGCTACTTTTTAGTAAAGAAATTTGGTGGTTATATATTTTTGCTTTTATATCAAGCCTGGGACTAATTTGGTCTTCTACAGTGAAAACAATACCGACATTAATATGGTTTAATATTTTATGGTGTATACTATCAATAATATATATATTAAAGTATTGGGGTGTCGTGCTATGAAATTAGTAGTTGTAGGCGGAGGAACTGCTGGATTTTTAAGTGCCCTTATATTTAAAAATAAAGATCCGAATCTCGACATAACAGTAATATCTAGCACTTCTATAGGAACTCTTGGACCAGGAGAAGGACTTACCCCAAACATACACAGAGTATTAAAAGATTTAGACATTTCTATAGAAACATTTTTAAAAGAAACTGATGGTAGCATAAAAAATGGAGTTAGTTTTATTAACTGGGGGACAAGGCACAGATCATGGTTCCATGGATTTTATGATATTATAAATGATACTAGGGACATTTTTAGAGATCGAAAACATTTTTTTAAAAATTATAAAACAAGCATCGCCTTGGGAGAAAATTTAAATGATATTAATTTTTCATCTTCTATGTCTTATAAAAATAAAATATCTATAAACGATACTGATAGTTTTGCATTTCATATAGATTCTAAAAAACTTGGTATATTTTTAGAGTCTGAAGCAAAAAAGAGACAAATTAATATTATTGATGATATAGTAGTTAAAGCACAAAATAATGATAGTGGGAATATATATAAACTAATATTAGAAAGTGAAAAAGAAATAGAGTGTGACTTTGTAATTGATTGTACAGGGTTTAAACGAGTCTTAATAGGAAGTCATTATAAGTCTAAATGGAATAGCGTAAGTTCTTATCTCCCAGCAACTAATGCAATTGCCTGCAAACTTCCAATTAATAGCAAATTGGTTCCATATACAGAAGCAATTGCCATGGATTATGGCTGGGCCTGGAAAATACCATTAAGAACTAGATATGGGTGCGGGTATGTATATGATGGTAAGTATATAAATTCAGATGATGCAGAAAAAGAATTAAAAGAAAAACTTGGAGATAGTCTAGAAGTTGTTGGACGATTTACATTCGATCCTGGATATTTTGATGACATCTGGATAAATAATTGTTTGGCAGTCGGGATATCCTCTTCATTTCTTGAACCATTAGAAGCAACAACAATATCTATGATGATTGATGTTTTATATAGTTTTTGTGATAATTTCTTTGATAGTTATAAAAATAATTCATTACTAAATAATGGCGCTGATCCATACATATTATTTAATAAAATATGGAAAGATGGCATTAAATCTATAGTAGCATTTTTATATTTACACTATATAACAAATAAAACTAATACTATATTTTGGAAAGATTTTTCTAAAAACCACCCAATGCCAGAGTTTGGATCTAATAATGTTAGAACATTTTTATCCAAAATGGACAAAGATCTATACCATACAGATATTTTAACCCCGCTATCTTGGAAACTATATAGTTGGATTTTAGTATATGCTGGAAACGAACTGAATAATTCTGCAATCCAACTTGACAATGAAGATATCATAGAGTATAATCATATTAAGGAATTAGTTGATAATAAGGCTAATGCTGAACAAGAATATATAAACTATATAGAAAGTATATAAGGAGGAAACATGAGCGTAATTAAGGGACTCAAAAATATTAATGCCCTGCTCGACAAGAAAAATGATGAAGGTGCACCAAAGGTAAAATGGCTTAAGTTGGCTGATGGGCAATCTGTAAAGATTAGATTCATTGAAGAACTGGACGAAGACTCTGCACACTACAATGCAGATCGTGGACTTGCTCTTGTTGTTAAGGAGCATACAAATCCAAAAGATTACAAGCGTAAGGCTGTAGATACAATGGATGCTGAGGGCCGTGACTGGGCAGAGGAAATGTATCGCAAAGATCCAAAGGGAAATAGCGGATGGCGTGGCCGTCTTCGTTTCTATTGCAACGTTTTGGTTGATGACGGAATTGAGTCACCATATGTGGCAATTTGGTCAATGGGTGTAAGTAAGCAATCAGCATTTAACACTATTCGTGAATATGCACTTGAGACTGGAAGCATTTCTAATCTTCAGTGGAAGTTAAAGCGAAACGGTCAGGGAACAGAAACATCATATACCCTTATCCCATCTGCTCCAGACAAGGAGCCTTTTACATGGGAAGGTATTGAACCATATCCACTAGAGA